GCGTGATGACTATGCCAAGACTGACATGGACCGACACGATGTTCTGTTGTCAGAAGATCACAAGCGCACTCGGCATCACGATCACGAACTCGTCAGGCGTGTTCTACGGGCAGGGCATGCAGCGCATCCTCTCGATGCTCGCACAGGAGACCGACATCAAGTGGGCTCTCACGATCGACTACGACTCGCTCTTTGACTGGCAGGACATCGTCGCCATGCGTGAGATCGCCGAGCGGGACGGGCTCGATGCGCTCGCTCCGCTGCAGTCAGGTCGTGAGCGACTCGCTCCGCTCTGCGTTGCATCCACCAACTGGATACCACGGCGGCTCAACACGCACGATCTGCAACAGGACTGGTTCGAGGTTTCGTCGATGCACTTTGGATGCACCTTGATTCGCATGGACTCGCTGCGCAAGTTGCCAAAGCCTTGGTTCTGTTCGATGCCAAACGACGAAGGCGACTGGTCAGGCGACAAGATCGACGACGATATTTGGTTCTGGAAACAAACGCAGAAGGCGAACTGGAAGATCGGCGTGACACCGAAGGTATCCATCGGTCACATCGAGACGGTCGCAACATGGCCTGGACCGAAGTTGCAATCGCTGCACCAGTCGACGCACAACTACTTGCGATCAGGAAAGCCGTGGTATGTGAAGCAGCGTGAGGGTTGGCGCAACGGTCCGCAGGATCAACCGCCCGAAATTGTCAAGCCTGCATAGGATCAATTATGGCAGTAGGACTATACGCACTCTCGACACTCGTTCAACTGAAATCGCACCTCGGGATCACGGCCAGCACCGACAATACGATCCTCGAGGGCTACATCGATCACGCAACGGCAAAGATCGAACGATGGATCGGACGGCAGATCCTTGTGCGCAATTATTTCGAGTGGTACGGCGGCAACGATGTCCGCAGCGTGAGAGTCAAGCAGTACCCCATCAACAATGTCGTGGGCGTATACACAGGACTTGCTGCTGCGCTCACGATCTCATCGACCGTGTCAAGCGATATCAGGCTGACAGTCTCGATCAACACCGATCCACTCGGCACAGTTTCAAACGGCACGCTCGCACCTGGTGTCACCTTGACACGCACGACCAGCGCAGGCACGACATCAACCAACACACTGACATTCTCAACCTACCCCGACACGACCTCGCTTGTCGCTGCGATCAACGCCATCACGGGCTACAGCGCAAGCGTGTCGACTGCGATGCGCTGCGCACAACTCCATCCTCGAGCCGGTGGAGACATCAAGATGGCGACCGTGATGCTCACAGGTGTCAATGTCTCGAGCGAGTTTGTTTACGACTCGTACCTTGGGATCGTCACGATCCGTCAGGACGCATTTCCGATGGCATCGCACAACGCACGCTATCCAAGTGCGCTCCAGTCGACGCTGATCGAGTACTCGGCGGGCTATACAGCCGTGCCCGATGACATCCATCAGGCGTGCATGGTCATCGCAGGCACGATGTACTTGTCCCGCAAGTCCGACACATCGCTGCAGAGCGAGTCGCTTGGCGACTACTCGTACTCGATGGCAAGTGCGGACTCATCAAGGGCGATGATGGAAGACATGCTCGGGAGTTGGAAAGAGATTCGATGAGCGTCGACAATTTGATCTCACAGTTCGGCAGGTCGCTTGAAGTCATCACCGTAGTGGAAACCGTCGATGCAGGCGGTGCATATACTCGTATTTATGCCACAGCGTCAGAATACATCACGGTGTATTTGCAGCCTGCAACTCCAAACGAGTCCATGCTCAACGGCTCAATCCGAGCATCGACAAGTCTGACCGCATATGTTAATGCCGTCGACGGATCGAGTTTGGTAACTGGCTATCGGCTTTACGACAACGACACATCGATCATGTATGAGATCCAAGGTTTCCGCCGACCCGATATGCGCAGCGGTCCTGACACGATGGCGTACTTCATCCTTGCGCTGACAACGGTCGAGGGTCAAGAATGAGCGCATCGCACAACTTTTCGGCTGCGGACATTATCTCCGCAAACATTGAGGGCATCGAGCGTGGGCTGAAAATTGTCATGATTGAACTGCAAACGGAAATGCGAGTGAGATTGAGTCAGATTGGTACAGGCGAAGAATATTTTGGTGGCGAAAAAGGCAAGGGCACATATCGCAGAAGATCCGCACCAAGTGAACCACCTGCTGTTGACACTGGCACGCTGCGCAACTCGGTGCAGTCAAAGCCTCAGTATGTCGCAGGCACAGGCATGACATCGATCGTGCTTGCTGGACTTGTTGCAGGCGTGAACAAAGATGCACGAATTCCACGGTGGCTTGAAGAAGGAACAAAGTACATGAAGGCCCGACCATTCATTGCGCCATCGCTTGAGGTTATTCGTCCGAGCGTTGCAGGAACTATCAGCGACCAGATGAAGCGATCAATCAAGAGAATGAAGCGACGAGCACTAAAGGCGGCACAATGAGCCAAGTCATCCTGACCACGATCTACAACAAGTTGATTGCAGTCACAACTGCAGGCACGGTGTACAACCTTGTTGGCGGGAAGATCTTCCAACTTGAAGGTCCGCAAGGCTCGATCATGCCGCTCCTCGTCTTTGCGATCAGCAACGAAGACACGACGACCTTTATGACATCGGCAACGCAAACCATGCACACCCTCGACTGCGCCTTCACCTTTTACTTCAAGCCTGACTCGTCTGTTGTGACGGCGATGGCAGCCGAGGCCGCCTTGTTCCTGCTCCTGCACAAGGCGAGCATGACACCATCCTCAGCGTCCTACTCGACCATTGAGTCGATCTGCACTTCTCGAGGTGTGCCTACGATCAATGTAGACTCGATCGTCATCGACACGACATACAGAATTTTCGCAACGAAACAAACTTAAAGGAGCATCACAATGGCAGGAATGAGCGGAGTAGCAGGAAATGTAGCAATGTCAGGTTGCATCGGTGGAATCATCAAGTCATGGACAGCAAATTTCACACGAGCAACGACTGACATCACAGGCTTTCAAAATGCGGCTCGCAATCGAGCGATTGGCATCCAAGATGTCACTGGCTCATTGACAGGATCGATCGACGACACGCTGATGCCACTACTTGGCATAGCGTCGACTTCTGCCACCTCACCAGTTTCGTTGACACTCACGGCACAGGGCGGCAACACGATTGCATTCCTTGCACTCATTGACTCGGTCACTTTGGGAGTGGCAGTCGATGGAGAGGCAACCTTTGCGTGCAACTATGCCATCGCATCAACTGCGACCGCATACACCAGCGCAGTCACGACTAGCGTTTGGGCGTGAGCGAAGACTTCAATCCATTCGCAAGTCGTCACGACTCCCTTGACGATTTGCGGGTGGAGTTTTTTTATCAAGACAAACAGTACGCTCGATGGGTTGGCGCAATGGACCGCAAAGATGCGCTGCAATTTGTCATGCTTGCTGAAAACATATCGCCATCGTTGAGGCGTGATCTCGTGCGTGTTACTATCAAGACTCGAAAGGAACTCGCACGATGGAAACCAACAAACCCAAAGCCCGCCTGGTAGCAATCGGTCGGCACATGCTCTCCTGTCTCTCTGCCAACGACTACATCGAGATTGGAGAGCGCAGATGGCACGCACTGCACAACCGAGCGCAGGAGATGCTCGAGGACTCCAGAGCAGACTCGGCGCAGCGGGTCGAGTGCATGAAGGCGATCTACGACCTGCGAGACCGCACGACGCAACTGGCGATCCAACACGGCGCAACGCTCGAAGGTGCGCTCGAGGTGATCGAGCACGCCTGCAAGAAGGCAAAGGTTGACGGCAGCGAGGCAGTTGCGCTGATGCAGCCCGAGGTTGTCGTGTCGACTGCGCTGGCGTTGTTCGGCATTGATCTCGATGCGGAGTCCTCAAGCCCAAAATGACAGCGGGGAGCGGCGACCTCGACTGGCATTCGCTCGCCGCATTTGTTTCGCATTACGCTCCCGGCTCGTCTGATCCGATGGCGTTGCCGGTGGATCGACTACTTGCGATTGCGCACGCAACGAGTGCGCTACTGGTGCGCAACGCAGAGGCACAAACGCAGAGCATGCGTAGGATGAGATAGCACTATGAATCCATCCATCGAAGTACAGATAACGGCGAAACTCGATCAACTCGATGCAGGGTTGAAAGTTGCCGAGGCGAAGATTAGTAAAAGTGCTGTGACGATGGGCAAGGTCGG